CCACAAGTCTTTGAATACTACGAAGAGAAGCGTCTACACAAGGCAAGACTATCCCCATAAATAAACATACCGAGTAATCATTATGGCAAAATTTGATGTAGTCAACACCGAAACTGGTGAGACTAAAATTATCGATGTCAGTGTCCACGACATCCAGCAATGGTATGAGGACAACAAACCTTGGGTCCGTGATTGGTCTCAAGGTTGTGCCTCAGGTGGAGATATCGGTGAGTGGAAAGACACACTAATCAAAAAGAATCCAGGATGGAATGATGTCCTCGGTCAAGCAGCAAAAGCACCGGGGAGTTATGTAGAGAAGATCTGATCTCAACCATCTTGTAGTATTATTAGTAAGTCAATGCCAGCACGTAAGAATCGCAAGTCTTCAAACCCCATCGGGGTCGGTCTCACCGCGAAGCAGATGCGAAGGAAGAAACCAATCGGTGCAGATTTTATTACGAAGGTCGAACCGATTACCGACAATCAGAAACTTCTATTTGAAGAGTACGACAAAGGACAAAACTTAATTGCATACGGGTGTGCCGGTACTGGTAAGACATTCATCACCCTATACAAGGCACTCGAAGAAGTGCTAGATGAAACGTCACCTTATGATAAGGTATACATTGTCCGCTCACTAGTTGCCACGAGAGAGATTGGATTCCTACCCGGAGACCACGACGACAAAGCAGCACTCTACCAGATTCCTTATAAGAATATGGTAAAGTATATGTTTGCTATGCCTACTGAGTCTGACTTTGAGATGCTCTACGGCAACCTCAAGTCACAAGAGACTATTAGTTTCTGGAGTACATCATTCCTCAGAGGCACCACTCTTGACAGGTCTATCATCATTGTCGATGAGTTCCAGAATATGACAGGTCACGAACTCGATTCTATTATGACTCGTGTTGGTGAAGATACCAAGATCCATTTCTGTGGTGACGCCACTCAGTCTGACCTCACTAAAGCATCAGAGAGGACAGGCATCATGGACTTCATGAGAATCATGGAGGGTATGCCATCAGTCAGCACGGTTGAGTTTGGTCTCTCAGATATTGTCCGCTCTGGACTATGTAAAGAGTATCTACTCGCCAAACACGAAAGTGGCATTGAGATTTGACACTATAAATATTAAATAGTATAATGGTATCATCTAGATAATAGTTGATGCCATTTATTCATAATCCAATCGACTTGCCCGCCCTCGATAGACAAACTATCGATGGTGTCCGGTACTATAAAGTACCTGAGAGTGGTGAGTTGATTAAACTGCCTTCCATCACATCGATTACTTCTCATTACAAGAAAGAATTCTTTGATGAGTGGAGAGCAAAGGTAGGAATTGAAAAGGCAAATAGAATCACGAAGCGTGCTACATCACGAGGGACAGAGATGCACCTCTTGACGGAGCACTATCTTAATAATGAGGAAGTTCCAAAGGCAAAACTTCCTATCTCTGGTATGCTGTTCAACATAGCGAAGCCAGGACTAGACAGAATTGATAACATTATCGCTCAAGAGAAAGCACTCTATAGTCTACGCCTTGGTGTCGCTGGCACCGTAGACTGTATTGCTGACTTTGATGGGGAACTATCTATCATCGACTTCAAGACATCGAAGGCACCCAAACCACGGGAGTGGATTGAAGGTTACTTCGTGCAAGCAGCAGCATACTCTTGTATGCTCTATGAACTCACAGGTCTCAAGGCAAAGAAACTCGTCATCATTATGGCGTGTGAGGACGGAGACTTGGAAATTTATGAAGAGACGGATATCTTTCCATTCATTCAAAAACTAGGACTATACATTCGCAAATTCGTCAACGACAAACTGGAGTTACTATGAGTAAAGAAGAACTAACTAAGGTGTTAGAAGAAAAGTTTCTAACACCAATCAAATTTTCTTATGAGATTGAGAAGATTGTATTACATCAGAAAATGAATTACATCGATGCCATCATTTTCTATTGCGACAGAGAGAGTATTGATGTAGAATCAATTCCGAAACTGATGACCAAACCTCTCAAAGAGAAATTGAAGTTCGATGCAACTCGACTAAATTTTATGAAGTCACGGGGAATCAGTAAAGCAAAACTACCCCTTTGATATATTGTATAGCAGACTGAGACGAGGCATTATGAAACCTTATGAAGTGTACATCACATACCTAGCGATGAAGAAGCACTTTACTACGGCATCATATTCTTATCATAAGTACAATGGTAAGGTGAGAGCATCGGAGAATGCATTCCTCAAGAGAAGAGACCGCTATTTCTTTGAGCGTATCTCTCGTAAACTATCTGATGATGAGATCAAAATGTATTTCGTCTCAAGTTTCGTCGCATCAGACACACCATCATCTGTATGGGTCGGTGAGATTATCCAAAGTGGTGAAAGACATTACAAGGATATGACTAAGAGGTTACAAAGTCTTTCATATAACTTCTCTCAGGAAGCATCCGACCTATTTGATGAGTATAATCTAGGAGAAGTCTTTGATTGTACTAAGGGTCACCCACCAGCACTGAAGAAGTTTCTAGCAGATGAGATGTCAATCGAGACACTCACTATCCTCGACATTATCTTTGGGTTCTCCAGGAAAGTGAGTCGTAAACTCAATGACCCAGTGTGGGACACCGTTGATATGAAAATCAAAAAGTACAAACCATTTATCAGTATAGATACAGATAAGTACAAAGCAATCCTCAGAGGTCTAGTCAATGCCTAATACTGAAGGAGGTTTCTTCGATGCTGTAACAGTCCAAGAATCACTCCAAGAAATACAAGCACTCCAGATGGAGGTCTTAATCTTCACATCATATGCTGAGTATGCTCCACTCTCAGAGCACCGCAGACATATTGAGGTGCTGAAAGTTCTGCTTGAGAAGCAGAAGAATATGTATTATCGTATGGCACTCTCCAAGGACCCCGAAGCAAAGGAGATGATGTCTGAGGTTGAAGACCACTTCCGTGAGAGTGGTTACAAGGTTGAACCTGGCAATGGTTTCGCTGTCTTCGACAAGGTCAAAGAGGATGTCGTCGAAGGACTGGAGAAACTAGAGAAGGATCTCAGGTCTGAGGACGATGGTCCAGGAAAATTCCTCTTTTGATTACAAAAGTGCCCTTCCGAAGCGCCGCCAAAAATTCCTCGCCTGAAGTGTTAAGTTTTGTAACGAAAAGATAGAAATAGAAAAAAAAGTTTATATATAAGCATCTTTAAAATCTGGGCTTGGCATCCCACCTATTATCCTGTATAATAAACAAGTTCCGCCACCAATCCAACTACATCCGACTAAATCTTATGTCATTCGCAAATCTTAAAAAGCAGTCTTCCCTCGGGTCACTCACCCAGAAACTCGTGAAGGAAGTCGAGAAGATGAATAATACCTCCCCAGGCGCAGATGAGCGTTACTGGAAACTAGAGTGTGATAAAGCACAAAACGGTTATGCCGTGATTCGCTTCCTTCCCGCTCCAGACAGCGAAGATATGCCCTTCGTAAAAATGTACTCCCACGCCTTCCAAGCAAAAGGGGGCTGGTACATCGAAAACAGTCTCACCACTATTGGTGGTAAAGACCCCGTATCAGAATTCAACTCCGAGTTGTGGAACAACGGCACTGACGCCGGTAAAGAGCAAGCACGTAAGCAGAAGCGTAAACTCACCTATATCGCCAATATCTATGTGGTGAAGGATCCCGCCAACCCCCAGAATGAGGGTGGTGTCTTCCTATTCAAGTTCGGCAAGAAGATCTTCGACAAGATCATGTCTGCTATGCAACCTGAATTTGAGGATGAAGAGGCAATCAACCCCTTCGACTTCTGGGAAGGTGCTAACTTCAAACTCAAGGCAAAGAATGTTGCCGGATATCGTAACTACGACTCCTCTGAGTTTGATCGTGTCAAACCTCTCAACGATGACGATGAGGTCCTAGAGGCACTCTGGAAGAAAGAGTATTCCCTCGCTGAACTAGTCTCTGCTGATCAGTTCAAGGACTACGAGACCCTCAAGAAGCGTCTCAATGTCGTTCT